AGCAGGCAAGAGGTAGGAGGCGAACTCGCTCTTGGTGTGCCTCGGGGCCATGTTAATTATAAGTCTTTTAAGTTCTCCGCTGATGATGCGGTCAAAGGCTTTAGCCATTCTTTCATGATGCGCACCGAGGATAGCCTCGGGCCAAACGTAACGGGCGAAGTCGATAAAAGACTCAGCGCTTTTTTCTTGAGCCTCAAGGATCCTGAGCCTTAGCTCAAGGCGCAGTTTCTCGGCTTCAACATCGGCGGGAAGGGTCATTGGTTTTGAAATTTGCAAAAAATTTTCAGCGAAATCGTGTTCAAGAACAAGGGGGTGGGTTTCCGAAAACAAGAAAAGTGTACTTATATCAGAAAAGCATTTTGAGGCCTAGTTGTTTCTACGAAACCGGGCCAAGGTCGGCGTCCGCTGCGAAGGCGGGGCGTCGTGCTGGATTCTAGAACCTAGAGCGTTATGAAACCTATCAATCGCCGCTGGGACTCGCCCTGGGGGAGGGGCCCACCGGCCACCGGCCACGCGATCGGGGACCACGGCTCACGGCTCACGGCTCACGGCTCACGGCTCACGGCTCACGGGCTGGGGACCACGGCCACCGGACCACGGCCACCGGACCACGGCTCAAGGGCTAGCCCAGCCCAGCCCAGCCCAGCCCAGCCCAGCCCAGCCCAGCCGCTGGGGCTATGGCCACCGGCCACCGGACCACGGCTCACGGTCCCCGGGGATAGGGTAACGGGGACGGGATACCGGGGCGGGGACCACGGGGCAAGTTTAGCGATTATCGAGAAAACCGATAAAAGCATGCGAGCCCATCGAGCCGATAAATAAGGGCTCAGGCTCGGCTCTAAAATACACTAATAAAAAGCCCGGCTCAGTGGCCGGGCTCGGGCTGGGTTACGTGGACGGGTTACAAGAAAAACCCAAAAAACAAGGCGCAAGCAAGCCCTGCGCCGAAAACGAAAGCAATAACCCAGTCAGTCATGGTCAAGGCCCTTTCGTTTGCCCTTTGTTTGAGCGTAAACAATGAAGGCAGCGCAACAAAAGCAAGCTTTACATCCACAATTTTTCCCGGTTAATGCGTGCGGATTGCGTAATGCTTCGGGCCCTTGCGTTTCTAATATCTTGCGTGCTTCCCGCAATTGGTTTTGGAAAGTTGGCTCAGTTGTAATCATACTTTCCGCCTAAAATTCGAAGTCGACAAAAATGAAAGCAATAACCCAGTTCATGCTTAGGCGTCCACCGGCTGGGCCGCTTTCAGGGTTTCGGCTAAATGGTCCATGATGGTTTGGTACTTGATCCGCTCGGCAGTCCCCAGCGGCTCAAGTGTGGCTTGTAGGCTTTCCGAGCCTTTGCCCCATCGGCCAACAATTGCCCAGCCTTCGCCCACTTGATACACCCCATTGTCATAATTATCGCAGTCGAGCCGGGAAAGCATGTCGGCGCCTACATTAAGGGCTGAATGCCCGAAAAACTCCCGAATAACCCCGATGAGCCCAGCCATGGCATAACTAGAATCGCGCACTGGGCACCGATAGCCCCGGGCTTTGCAAGTATCAATAAAAGCTTTTACGCTTTCCCGGCCACCGTTCCAATGCACATAAACCCCGATAGCGGCTTCACCCTTTGGGGCAAAAGTAATTACGGCTCTGTTTCCCATTTTTGCTTTCTCCGGTATAGCCGGGGCTGAATTGCCCCGGTGGAATAATTTTAGACTGAAATTGTGCAATTGTGCAAGCCAATAAAAAACCCGGCTCAGTGGCCGGGCTGGGCAAAGTGTAGGCGGGGCTAGACTGTAACGGGCTCGGACTCCAGATCGGCTGTAAGCATGTCCACGGCTCGGGCTTTGATAGCCGCCCCAGTGCCAAACCATGCGGACTCGATACGAGTGTTATTCGATCGCCCCCGGCTATGGTCGATCAATTCAGTTACAGCGTTAAGCATGCCCCAGCGGGTATTTTGCACCCCGGATATATCCGAGCCAATAGCCGCCCCATTGAAAAGCCGGATTATCTCCCGGAAAGCTTTCGAGTCCTCGATCGGTTTTTTACTAGTGTGATAAGGCTCTAATAGTTCCCGGATAAAATTATCCGCTTCCAAGCCGCCCATCGGTACACTTGCAAGCTTGCGGCTATCAACTAAAAACCGCTCCCATGCCGACGCCACCACGCCTAGGCGAAGCCGGACCGCATTGGCGTCGAATCGTTCCGAATGCAAAACCCGGACCGCCGACGATAAATAACCCTTATCAGTTTCAGCTTCGCCCTTGATTACCCGGCCACCGGCATACCCGCCCACAGCCGCCGTTATAGTGTTATTGCATACCACTCTAATGGCCGTAAACTTTGCCACAGTGGCCATGGTCCCATCGTAGGATGTGCCCAGCAATAAATAGGGGCGGACGATATCCCGATCAACTATCGGAGCCCCATCGGATACCCGAGCCAATGCCCACACCCTACGCCCATCGGATAAGGCCCCGGCTGTTTCAAGTTCAAAGCCGCCTAAATCAGTAAGCTTTCGGAAAAATTCCATGATTTCACGGGGTTGGACCACGTTATAACTATTCGAAACCACGGCCAACGGGGCACCATTGTCGGACCGATGCAAAACTTTGCGAGCATGCCACACTTGCGGCTCGGTAGTGGCTGGGGTTTCATACTTTACGGGGCTTTCGAGGACTGTATAACCAAGCCCGGCTTGCTGAGTCCAAGCTTCAATGGTAGAGCCGGGAATTAAAGCTTGCCCGAGCCCATGCCATGGGGTTTCGCCGATATAAGCCATTGCGGCTTTGCCATTGCTAACGTCGATCATGTGAGCCATTTTACTTTCTCCGGTATGGTGGGCGGGGCTGAAATGCCCCGCTGAAAACAATATTACACTAAAATTTTACGATTGTGCAAGCGTTCAGCGCGGGCAAGATATAGGGCGGGCATGCGATAGGTGTCGCCGGTGTCGATGTCGCGCACACGCCAACCCCGGCGGGGCCCGATAGGCTCTAGCAAAGCATATACGCGTTCGCCAAAGCGAACGCAAAGCCCCGCAACTAGATCAGGGCGGGCTTTACGGTCAGCATGATAGGCCCGTACCCTCTCACGCCACTGTAAAGCCCAGCCCTCACGGGGCGCATGCGGGGCCATTAAGTAAGATAAAGGGCAATCATGCGCGCACGGTCCAGCGGTTTCGTCCAGATCTTTATATCCCCAGCCTTGACCGGACTTCCCCCCGCCCTGCATTAAATCCAATCCAATCCAATGCATGCCTGAATCACGCTCACGTATTAAATACCAATGATGGGAATTAATAACACAAGCCCGCATTAACTCAACACGGGTACCAAACCGTTCAGGACGGCGGAGATAACGCACCAAGTCCGAGCGGGTTTTTGTTGCATAAGGAAACGTCCAGCCCATTTTTACTTTCTCCAGTATAGTAGCGGGGCTAAATTGCTCCGCTGAAAACAATATTACACTAAAATTCTACGATTGTGCAAGCCCCACATCCCCGACAATATGATGGCGAAGTTTCGAGCCAACGGGCAAGCTTTCGGCGAAAGCTTTAGCCGCTTTCGCATCGTCCCGGGTTCCGGTTTTCTTAGTGTTATTCCACACCATGCGCACAAAACCCTGAGCCCCGTAACATCCCCCGCTTTCATCGGCTCCGACTAGTTTTGCCCCGGTCCCATGGCCGACGAAAACAATAATGTAATCCCGATCGCCACGGGCACACAATGGCCGACCGCCCCCGCAATCGTCGCATGTGAAACTTTCGGACAATTCAGCCGGACATCGAACGAAACGTACCCCATCAATCATTTTTGGCCATTGTTTGGCTGAGTCCGGGGGAGCCGCTAACGTGGCCGGATATCCGGCTTTCGCGGCTTTCAGGGCTTGGGCTTCAGTATCACACGATGCATTAATAACGGTTTTCCCGGCTTGCGGCTTGGGTAAAAGTTTCAAAGCGAAATGGCTGTACGTCCACGCAAGCCCCCCGCGTGGGACCGCGTCCACGATAGCGGCTAAGTAAGGGCTATCGACTAGCCCCGCCGAATGCTCCCCCGCTGGGTTTAATGCGCAAGTTTTCGGACATGTTCCGAATACGTTATGTTCCCCCGAGCGATACGTAACGGCGATCGGTCCGGTTTTTCTGTTAGTCGAAACTTTCACGGTTTTTAACATGGCTTTCTCAGGTATGGTGCGAGCCGCATCGGCTAGCTGAAACTTAAATATACACTTTTCATGGAATTTTGCAAGAAAATAAAAAAAAAGCCCCGAAGGGCTTTTATTGGTACCAGTGAAGCGGCTTATGCTTTGCAACCTATCGTCTTTTCTTGTCCCCCGTGAGAGCCCGAAGGGCTGACATCAAAATAAAGTTTCGAAACAGCGTCCACACGAGAGCCCACTTAGACTGATGCATGCTCAACACCCCTCGAAAGCCACTCGTCCAAGTTTTCTCGGATAGCGATCGCTTGCTCCCGAGTGATCGGGCTAGAGCAATGCGCTCCCGTCTTCCAAAGTGCAAGCCACAGTCCGGTCTCATGGTCACTGAGCATCAAACGCTCATAATCACCAAGTTCAATTACTGCCTTCCATTCCATCACTTTCTCCTTTCTTAACTGTTAATTCTTCGGGGATTTGTATCTCATTACCTAACTTGCTTGCCACGTAGCAGCGCATGGCTGCGATCAGGGGGTTGGGCCGTGTTGGTATTCATGTTCGTACTCGTCTTCAAAGAGGTGTTCTATTAGATACGCAACCCACGGCATTTGCCCTTTGTCTAACTTCTGATCTGTGCGACTAACCGTTATCCCTTCCCGCTCGATGATCGGCCCGCCTTGCGCCCAGTCGGTTGACCATTCGGGATACATCCCGCCGTAGTTGATGCGTATGGTTCCGTCAATGTCGGTGTCCACGCTTGGGGTATATGCCCCTTCACACTTCGCCACTGCCCAATCAAGGGCGAGACTTGTTAACTCACTTGTCCTCATCACTTTCTCCTTTCTTAAACATCGAGCCTTAACTATACACTTTTCAAAAAACTTTGCAAGCCCACCGAATCCCCAATCCGCCAAACCGCATTCGGTTTTTCATTCACCCCGCGCTTGGCAACCTCGACCACGCGATTGGCGCGGTATCCATAAACATCGGTATCGACCGATCTCAACACGCTCTCAGGCCAGTAATGCACAAGCAAGGCGTAGCCAATACCTGCTTCGCTAGCCTGATGAGCAAAGGCTATTTGGTGAGGCGAGAGTGCAACTTTCGCCCCTGCCCTGACAACCTTTAACTCCAGAAACACGACACGCCCATCGAGGGCAATCATCACGTCAGGGAAGCCTAACGGGATCTTGCACTCAACTCTCATCGTCATGGAACAAAGGTCTTTCAACTGGGGCTGCACCCTTTTCCAAAAGTCCTTTTCTAATTTTCTCGGCATTGCTCAGTTTCTCCAAGACAGTAGGCTTGGGCAGTGCAACGGGTTCCACGTCCAACACCTCGCCCTGATTCGACACAATCGCTGGCTTATTACTGCCGCCATAAAGCTTTGAGATTTCCTCAAGCTTTTTCATCACCTCTTCCCGGCTCATCGAGTCGATGGTGCCAACGCGAATCTCCTTGCGTTCCACGTAGATCGTTCCCAAGGCCTGTCCACGCCTGTATTCAGCCGCCACTGCTGCCGAGTAGGCCCCCGCAGCTAGCGCTTGGTCCCTGATCCGTTGCATGTCTTTCATGTGCCGTTCAAACGTAGTCCCATGCTTAACAGCAAGCTCGGTTCGCAACTCTTGAATCGCCTGGACGATATGCGGCGACTGATGCGGGTCCGTGAGCTTTGTACCCCAATACTTGAGGTTTGACTCCCGATACCCGGCACGCCTTAACGCTTCTTTGAGCGTCACCTCGCCGTCCCCGGTCACATACTCCTTAACGAACGTCCACTCCTGCTTAGTCAAAGCTTTCTTTCGCACCTTCTTAGGCAACGGTGTTGTGATCTTTTTCTCGACAACCTCTGGCCGCATCAAGGGAATCTGATCCAACAAGGGCTTTTGCTCGCTCAAGGGCACCTTGGCTGCAACCACGCCCGTACTCACGTCAAACACCCCCTCAGAACCGCTCAGAGCCCCATCAAGCCCACCGCTCACCGAATCCTTCTGCATACCCATTCCCCTTCATCAGAACTGCTCTGGCGCACCCAGAACTGCCTTCCTGGATGCCTTGCATAAAACGACTGCAACCCTGATCGAACAGCACTGGCCTCGCCCATCGATCTTAGAACAAAGTAATCGCCAATCAACATCTTGGCAAAAGGATACTTTGCCCTTCCCGTAGGCCCGAAAACAACACCCCAATCCCGAGGCGTGATCCCTGGCAAACGGATCTCTTCATCTTTCGCTTTGCTCACCAAAAAACCTCCTTTTTCAAAAGCTATAACACCGACCGTTCATCCACCCTCTACTACCGCTCACTCCCAACCATTACGTTGACACCATTTCAGATTAGTAAGTGAACTTTTAGCGTTTTTTTTTTTTTTTTTTTTTTTTTTTTCAGAAGTATAGTAATACACTGTAATGTTCTGTAACTCATTGATTCTATTAAGGAAATCCATCTCGTCCCTTAAAAACAACACTGTAATTCAACGTAATAATGAACTTTTAACGTAATAAGTGCATTATAAGTTTATATACATACAAATAGCAACTCCATTACCGTAATGAAAAAAGTACTGTCATATAGCAGCCCAATAACTACGGTACTTCTTACGGCATTACGTCTATTACTATACTTTCAAAGTTTTGAAAAAAAAAAATTTCAAACACAGAAAGTTCATCTAATACGCCTCTGGATGTAATAACTCCCACCCCCTCCCCACTGCTATACTTTTTTATCATGAACTTCACCCCAAAACCACGCTTCTATACACATACGTTTATTACACCCTTTTTTGACCCTTTTCTACCGCTCATCACCCTTTTACCTCCGCCCATCCCCTCCCACCACCTCAAAAACCTATAGCGATCCCCGTGACCCTTGGTCCTTGATCCCCTCCCCAAACAAAAAGACCCGTGAGCCTTGACCCACGGGCCTCAATCCGTGAGCCTTGATCCTTAATCCTTGGACCTCGACCCCCGGGCCTACCAAATCTCCTCTGTAACCCGGTTACGGAGGATGTTTTGCCTTTGCGCGCCTACCAAATCTCCTCTGTAACCCGGTTACGGAGGATGTTTTGCCTATGCTTGCCTACTGCACCGCTAGTTGCTTATGCCTTCTGTTGGTGTAGTGCAGGGTTGCTGCATGGACGTGCTCACCGAAAGTGATCTCGCGCACCCCCTCAACGTCTGCTGCTGTCATAGCGGGCCCCAGGAAGATCATTTTTTGCCCATCGGCAAGCGTGACGTAGAGCACCTGGACGTCTTTTTCAAAGCCAAAAGCCTCCAGGATCGTCCCTGGGAGGTTTTCTAGATCATTAAGGTCCATACCCCTTACTCCTTATAAAAAGACGCCCAGAGCGCCTATAAAAACATTTCCCCTTGCATAGCGTTGCGGCGCTCGAGCATGTTCTCCGCCATCGAGAAGGCCAGGATGGCCACACGGTCGCGGTAGATTTCGTTTTGCATAAGCAGTTCGATGTTTTCTTTGCCATAGGCGGCGATTGCCCCTTGCATCGCGGCCATAGCGTAGTCGTCAAATAGCGTTCTTTTCATAGTGCTGCTCCTGGTTAGGTTAAATAAGGTGACGGGAAAGGCAGATTACATGCCCGTCTCATGCCTGATGTCGCAGCATCACGTTCACTGGATGCCGCGCAAGGGCACGCTCACATCTGCCATGCTAGTGCCCCTGCTGTACCACCCTACATCTTGTCAGCCGACGCCTTGTAAATAGTCCGCAGCCTCATCGTAGCCCGCTTGCCTGAGCGCTTTAAGGCAATGGTCAAGCCTACGCTCACCGACATCAAAAGCAAAGCTATCCAGGCTGGCCATATCGGCGTGGAATCTTGTCTGAGACTGGATATTCTTGCTGATGCTAATCCCGGCCTGTCTTGCCAGCTTGAACGTATCAAAGGAAAAAGACTCAACAGGACTGTGCTTTTCATCGACGAAGGACGTGGCCTTCTGGTGTGCATTGTGATCACCGCTCATGTGCTGCTCTCCAGTAGTAATTTTTTGATATGTCCGGGGACCTTGGGCAGTGGTGCCCAAGCCAGTGCCCAATCGCCCCAAGTCCCGATCACGCAAGTCCCTCCTGGGTTCAATAGCAATAGCTTCACGCCCAGAGGTGGCTCTTGTTCCTGAGCCGTGCGCCATGAAGCTTTCT